CACCAGCCTCTACGGCGCTCGCAGCGGACGCATCAGCTTCAACTTCAGCGCGATCAGCCTGAGCAGTCGCAAGGGTAACCTGAGCGGCACCATTGGTGGTGGCGAGGCCAGCCTGAGTGGTTGCAATACCAGCCTGAGTGGTTGCCAGAGCTACCTGAGCGGCACCGTTAGTCGTCGCAAGGCTGGCTTGAATCTCGGCCTTACGGCTGTAGTGGTAGCTCGAATAGAGGCCCCCAGAGACCACCGAATCCTCAGCCTTCGAGGCCCAGTCTTTGGAAGACAGGTTGGACACCTCAGAGGCGTTCGCTGAGGTCAGCGCATTACCCTTGTAGGTGTTCGCCAAGTCACGGGCAGCCTCAGAGGCGACCCTTGCGGTAACCGAGAGATCCTTTGCGGCCACAGAGGCATCACGGGCAGCCTCAGAGGCGACCTTGTTACCCAGTGTTGAGGCAGCATGATCAAGCTCATAGCGCAAGGTCACAGCATCCCCTTCGTTGATAGGGTCACCCACGTTCACAATGCGCCGCGCACGAGCATCAAGGTTGCCATCGTTATCCACGCCGATTGTGTCAGCGGTCAAGTCACGGGCTTCCTCAGCGATGTGCAGCGATTGAACCTGAGAGGTGTTGAGGTCGTAGGCACGGAGAATGGAACCATCCGCAAAGTCCACCAGACGCTCAGTGGCTGAAGTGAAGCGACGGATCTCGATCAGGTCGAAACTGTCAGCAGGACCCCATGCAGCTCCACGCAAGGTGGTGATCGTGTTGGACGTGGAGAATCTGTAGTCCACGTTAAGTACAAGCTCCTGACGAACCACGCCAATCAAGGTAACCACCACGAACTTACGAGCGAGATACTCGAAGGGGATCGTGAAGTCCTTAATGGCACCATCAAGGTCATACGTTCTAACTGTTTTAGGAACGGCCATTTGGTCTCCTTATGAAATAGAAAGGCCCCCGTGAGGAGGCCAGATGGGTCGCAATAGTGAGGGGTTTTAGCGGGCTGGTTGGCCACGCTTTCCATACTCCATGCCTTGCTCCTGCATGATTGCGTTAAGAGCCCGTTGCGACACTGGGTCGTTAGGGATGAGGTTGCGAAGGCCGTTGTACAGACTGGCCTTGTATTGCTGATCCATGGAGCGGCCTTCCTCACGGAAGATCCCAGCGGTCCCTGAGCCAACCTGATAGATCGACCCCAAGACACCAGCGCCTGGGATCTGCTCAAGCACCTTCGAGAGTGGGTCTTGAATGCCTGAGGATCGCAGCGGTGAATACTTGATAGCCTTGTTGCGCTCAGAGTACTGAGGGCCCCGTGGCAGCACAGAGGTACGCACAGCGGCAGCCGCATCGAACCCCAAAGGGGCCATTGCGAAGTTGGCGATACCCAGAGGCGAACCAACGTGAGAGCTACGCGATGCAGCGGCATAGGCAATCATGTTGAGATCCAGCGAGCGCTTCAGGAAGTCACGCCGTTCCTCTTTAGGCATCCCTTGAGCTTGGACGTAGCGTTGCGCCACATAGAAGCTCGCAGCCATCCCGAGGGACAAGCTGACTTGTAGAGCCTGATCGATCCCTTGAGAGTTCTTAGAGGTGTTGTAGATGCCACGGATCAGACGGCCATTGACGGAACGGAACACGAAGTTCTTGAACTGCATGGCCAGCTTCACATAGGCGTTCTGTGCGATGGAGTCGGAGTTGCTCAGCTTGTGAGGGCGAAGCACCGTCTCATCGGCCACCTTGTCACCCAGACGCCAGATGTCCATGACCCGAGGATCAGATTGGAACTTGGCGCGGTCACGGATCTTGAAGCCCCCTTGAGGGTCCTTGACCATGTGTTCCCGCAAGGCGTTCTGCATATCACCGAACTGAGCCTTGGTGATCGACATGGCGTGCAGGCGTTTCTCGTTGAACAGCTTCGAGGGCTTCCCAGAGAGAGCCACGTTAACGAGATCCACCAGAGCGCCTTGACGGCCAGCGTCCATGATGTAGTTGGAGGTCTCAGTGAGGAACTTGGTGAACGGGGAGCGTGCAGCAGCTTCGCCAGTCACGAACTTCATGGTGCCCACAGCCTGAGAGACCACCTTGCCGTTGCCTTGGTTGCGCAGGCGTTGAACGATGTCATCACGCCGAGGGCGAATCAGGTCGTCCAGCTCCCGCCCGAAGATCATGTTGTGCATTTCCTCCAGTTGGTGAGGCTTGATCTTGGTGCCCCAAGTGGTCATCTCACGCAGGAACGGAACTCCCTTCATGAGCATCCTTGTGTGGCCCTTGGTGATCATCCCGGCGACCTCAGTGAGATTCTGGACGCCCATGTAGGCGTTCTTCGTGGCAAACGAGATGTCCGTTAAGGATCTCGCAAAGGTAGCCAGTGCAGAGTCAGGGTCACGCCGAGAGCGCCCGGTGAGAAGCTTGATGGACTCTTGGAGAGCCTCCACTTCCATGGTGTTGCCGTTCTTGGCTTTGATCTTGAGGATCGCATCCTTGAGGGCCTTGGTGTCCTTCCCAGTGGCTGCCATGATGCCCACGTCACCGTTCACACGGCGGTTGTAACTCGAAGTGATCTGAGGGATGTCGAAGGATCGCAGGTCGTTCACCGCAAAGGTGGTCCCATCGCTCAACTGGACGGAAACGTCAGAGTCGAACAAGTGGCGCCCTTCGAGGAAGTTGTTAGCGTCCTGACCCACGAGACCCTCAAGGTTGTCGTCAATCAGAGAGGAGCGGTTGAAGTCAGTGGAGTGGCTAATACCGAATGCCTTGTTATGGGCATACTCGACAACAGCGCGCTTCATTTCCTCAGGTGTTGCCACCTTGCCGTTCTTCTCGATGGACTCCTTGATCATCTTGTCGATCCGGGTACGGACGGCAGGACGACTCAGGTAGCTCGCCATCCAGCTCTCAGTGATTGCCTTCTGGAGACCATTGGCGTCACCGAAGCGTTGGATCTGAAGCAGCTTCGCACCATCGTCATAGATGTTCGGGATGTACCGACCAGAGTGACGGGTCTGGGGCATGATGCTCACAGCGTCAATGTTGCCGAACTGCGCAGGGTTCTCAAGGATGTCCTCTTTGCGAACAAAGTGGTCCTCGACAATCTTGGCATACCGCTTCTCGGCCTCTGTGAGCTTGGCCAGCTTGGACCCTGTAGGGTCTTCAATGGCTTCAGCGATTCGACGATCCACGGTCTCACGGTGTGCTTGACGGCCACCCGGAAGGGACTTCACAGCCACATCTTTCATGGCCTCTTGCTGAGCCTCTACGATGGCGTTGAGGGCCACATGATCTTGACCACGCTCACGCTCGATCACGTCAGCAGCCACAGCGCCAAACTTACCGTTAGAGCCCGACTCGCCACCCACAGGGGAGCGGAACAACTGAGCGCCAATACCGCGCAACTCTTCGTCCTCGGAACGGGTCAGCGTAAGGCCAATCTCAGTGAGACCACCGAACTTGAAGCCAGCGGCAGAACGCTCAGGCTCCAACTCAGCGAGGGCCTTAATGGTCCTTGGGTTGATCGGATTGGTTGGGCTCAGGATCGAACCGTCACGCAGACGTACCGCACCGGGTTCCGAAGGATGGTCAACGTAGTCAACCCCAAAGGCTCCCTGAGGTTCCTCATCGGTTCTCCAAGGCATCACGGTAGGGTCATCAGCACCCGCTTGACGGGCTTGCTCACGGGCCTGTAGGCGAATCGAGGGGCCCATGAATTCGTTGGGCTCAGAGGCTTCTTGATGGCGCGCTAAGATTCCCTCAACGGTGTCGTCAGGAAGTTCCTTCAGACCCTCTTGGCGGTGCGATCTCTCACCGTGCATCCCAAGGATCTTCTCAAGGTACTCATCGTCCATCTCATCCTCAACCTTTGGCGCCTGAGGCAGCATGTCATCCTCAAGCTCCACTCGCTGGTTTGGCAAGGCAGAGTCACCGTGCATCGCAAGGACCTTCTCAAGATCAGCGTCAGCCATCTCTTGACGGCCTGGGACAACGAGTGACTTCGCAATCCACTTATCGAGGACAGCGGCCATGGTCCCACCAATCGCAGCACCACCAATCGCAGCACCAAGATAATGCCCCTCGATGCCCGTGGTGGCTTCCTTGATACCCTCACCAGCTACGGCAAGGCCACCAGAGGCCAGCGCTTGGGAACCAATACGAGCGCCCTTAGAGAGCAAGGCAGTACCGGGGATGGGAACGTAGGTCAGTGGGTCGACAGCGGCAGAGACGCCACCAGCAGCCAACTGGCCAGCCCAACCAGCACCCTTCATGGCCTTGTCGTTCTCCATGTTCTCCTTGGCCAGCGCAATGGCCTCAGGCAGCTTCGCTTTGTTGTAGCGAGTGAAGTCACCAATGAAGCCAAAGTACTGAGGGTCAATCCCTTCCTTGCGGATGTTGTCGTAGTCCTCACGGGACCACTCAGCGTCACCAGCCGTCTCACTCATCCACTCCAAAGGGTCATGGTCTTCAACGGTGATGTTCCGATAGATCTGACCCGGAAGGGATGTAGCAAGGGCAGCCTTCATGGCTTCCCCAGAGTGATACCAAGCTTCGCGCTCAGGGTTCTGCTCAAGCTCCAACTCACGGAAACCTTTCTGAGTCGAAGTGTCAACGTCAGAGCCCCCGATGTTCATGGAGGAGCGGACCCCAAGGCTGCCACGTTCCACGGATGGTTGCGCTGAGACACTCTGGGAAACTGCGAATGCCTCAGCGGTTTGCTTTGGGGCGTTAGGACCCTCGAACCATTTACGGCTCGGTGAATCCCCAGCGACCTCCAAGAGGTTGGCCATGTACTGGCGACCCTCTGGGGCGATCTTAGAGAAGTCACCGGAATCCAGTGCGGCCAACTGAGGGGCGCCTGCTCGGCCATTCCCTTGGTTGTACGCAAGTGCTGCCTTGAGATAGTCGCCCTTGTAGGTCTTCAGGAGGTCAGCAGTGAGTTTCGCAGAGGCCCCGATGGACTTGGCAGGGTCGAAGAAGTCCTCATCTGTAACGAGCCCGTAGGCCCGCCCAGTTGCCTTGGTGAATTGACCCAGACCACGAGGACCCGTAGGGCTCTTGGCGTTGGGGTCAAAAGACGACTCATTGAAGATCTTCTTGTGCAGGTAGTCATAGTTGACACCGTTGGCGTCAGCCGCTTCTTGGATCAGAGAGTCGTAAGGTGTGCCAGCCGCTTTAACTTCAGCGTAAGTCTTAGCCATGTGTTCCTCCTAATTGGGTTTAGAGAGGGCCACGGCCCCCTTTAGTGAAGTCTTTGTACAGCCCTTGATTGCGCTGAGCGTTGTCAACCTTCTCGGCCATGTTGGCCTCAATGGCAGCCCGTTGGCGCGCTTGGTGAATCAGTTGGATGGATTGCTGGGTCAGCACGATTCGCTGCCCGGTGAGTGAGGTGATGGTGATCGCCCCAGCCTTGTTCTTCTCGATCTTCACTGGCGACTCAGCCCAGTACGGACTTGCAGCCTTGATGCCCTTCACGGTCTCATCGACGATGGCCTTGCCCGACTCCCATGAGTTCGCATCATTAGGGTCGGCCATTAAGTCTTTCTTATTGAGCATCCCACGGAAGCCCGGTTGGGCATCGTCGTCGTCATCTTGGAAAGACACGGTGTTCTTTTCGAGCCATGCAGTGACCCGCTTGGAGGCGTCAGTAGCGTCACCTGTACCAGCCAAGAAGGAATCGTAGAGAGAGCGCGTCATGGTCTCCATGTCGTTCGGCAGAGCAGACAACTGAGGGCTCGCTGAGTCCCGCTTAAGGGCTTCCCATTGAATGTCCCGGTTCTTCTTCTCTTCGATGGACATATTGTTGTTCCGCTTGTCAGCCTCAATGAGGGTCATCGGGTCAATCCCCGAGGAACTCATCTGGTTCATCTTCTCAATGAAGCCAGCCTTGTCAGCGTACAGCGAGGCAATGAGGCCCGGTTGCTGCGCATAGACCCGCTGAAGTTGCTTGATGGCTTTGAACTCACCGGGTTCCCCAGAGGTGACCGCACCGGTCCACTCGTTGGTTGCGTCGTCAATCAGGGTCTTGAAGGCAGAACGGAAAGGACCCCCCTCGAAGTCAGCCGCAATGAGCTTGCCTCGAAGTTGATCTTTCTGTTCCTCAGGGATGCCCATAGCGGCCACTTGCTGAAGCTTCATGTTGGCGAAGGTGGCCCAGTCGGACTCCTTGTACTCGCCAGTGTTGGCATCAACAGGCATACCCTTCTTGCTCAGGTCCAAGTACTCACCATCCATTCGCTTCTGATAGGACTCATCCAGACGGTACAGACGGTTGTCAGCCTTCATGGCATCCTCAGTGGCCTTCAAGGTCTTCGCTGAGTCAGCCTTCAGGCGCTCTTGCAACTTCAGGCGAGCGTTGATGATCGCTTGCTTCTGAGGGGTCATCGTTGGCGAGTCTTGAATCCATTGGTTCTCAGTGTCGATCTTGTCGATCATGTTGGCAGCAGCCACCGGGTCAGTCAGATTGTCAGCCGTGGCGAGTTCCGTTTGGAACTTCTCATAGAGCGGACGGTTGCGCTCGTAAGAGGCAGCGCCAGCTTTGGCTAAGAGGTTCTGATACTTGTCCTCACCGACGACATCACGGATCTTTTGCTTGACACCCAGCACGGTCACTTCTTGATCCCCTAAGGACTTCAGAAGGTTGGTGCCGTGATCCTTGTTGACCGCATCCATGGTCGTCTGATTGATCGCTTCTACCAAGGAGCCCTCAGTGGGGAATCCCATGGTGGCCGATTTGTTCTCAAAGTACGCTGCCAGTTGTGGGCCAGCGTCCGTGGACTTCATGAAGTTAGGATCATCCAAGAGACCCTGAACGTCGCCCCGTGTGTTGATCACGGATTGCGCAATGAACCGCTTGGATCGGCGCTGCTCATGAAGATCGAATAGACCAGCATTCCGCTGAACGATGTCCGAGTTAAAGCCACGCTGATAGTCAGGGTCATTAGGGTCAATGCCTGCATCCTTGGCATAGCTCTCGCTGATCATGCTCAAGCGGGTCTGACGGTACTCTTCGAGTTCCTTGCGATCCTTCTGGTCAAACTCACCAGAGGCAATCTTATTCTGCATCTCGTTCTCGATCATGTAGGCAGCAGAGCGGCCCGTATCGTGACGCAAGATGTTCATGGTGTCCGGATCATCCTGAGCGAGCAGGGTGTTACTGGCGATGGCCTCTTTACGTTGCTGAGGGGTCATCGACCGGATGATCTTGTCGGAGTTCGCTTGGGCATTCTTTGAGGCTTGCTCAGCATGGGAACCCCAAGCAGCCGTACCGGCTTTCACGAAGGCAGCCATGGAGTCTGTGAAGCCATTCGAGCCGACATCAGCACGTTGTACCGAAGCGGTGAACTGAGTGGTCGCAGTGGAGCCCTTAAGGCGCTCCTTGCCACCCATAGCGGACTGATCTACAGCCCGTGCAATTTCATTTGCCATTACGACTGACCTCCTTGAGCTGTACCCGTGGATTCACCAGTTGGCTTTGAGCCTCCTGTGCCTTTCATTGACGAACCCATGGCGTAACCTTGAGCGCCCTGAGAGACGATCCCAAGGGCATGGCTGAGACCACTGGTCTTGATTACCTGAGCCTGACCACGGATGGCCGACTTGGTGTTCTCAGTGTTGGCAATCTGGTTCGCAAAGATCGACGAATAGTCGCGCTTGTAGTTGTCAGTGATCGACATCTTTTGCTGGGAAGCCTCATTGGCTACCGAGTTCTGAATACGCTTCATTGAGTTGCCCGACATGCCCGACTCACCGATAGCAGCACGGATGGTGCCTCGGTTCTTAAGGGCCTGCATGTTCACCTCAGAGAGCTGAGCACGGGCTTCCTCTTGGCGATCCTGAGCGGTGAGCTGCAAGTTAGCGTTGGCCATGTTGGTTTGCTTGAGCTGCTCCTGAGCGGTACGGCGTTGGCCATCCTCAGCGTTACCCTCACCTTTGGCCTTGTCCTTGGCAGCCATGACCCCACCAACGACTGCAACAGCAGCCATGGCGATACTTACCGGTTCACACATGGTGACCTCCTATAGCCAGAATTGACGGAACGCAAACCCCGCTGGCGACATGAACATCAAGGAGGACCATGAGGCCCCTAATGAGTCGAGCAAGCGGATGTGCGCAGTGTTTTGAACAGAGACGTAGTTGGTCAGTTGCTTACTGAAAGCCACCCTATCCTTAACGTCGTCGAGATGCCCTTTGAGGAGCCGATAGAACGTGATGCGTTGAGCCTTGGTCAGGTGGTCAACCACAGACGTTGTGACGAACCACAGGCAGTCCTTAGAGCCACCCACGGCCAGAACCAAAGAACCCAGCACGATGGCATGGGTCGTTTCATCAAGGCACTCTGGGAGAACCTCACGAGGGTCCCTGTTTGCGGTGTGCATATGGAACTCCTCAAAGTCGCCCTTACAGAGGTTATGGGCAGCTTCAATTAGGTCGTGTTTCGTAGCCTTTCGGATGTGCATAAAGATCCCCCATAGGGCAATAGTGAGGGGTTTTAATCCTCACCATGCCAGTCGTTTAGATACCGCCAGAACGGCGAATGTAGTTACCTTCCCAGCCACATCCGATGATGTTGAGTGGGTTGGGGTTGGATGAACTGATCGTCACTCGTTGTGCCTGGGCGTTGCCCGTCACCGGGAACTTGTATTGACCAGTACCGAGAGACAGCTCACCAAGGCGCGTCTGGTTACCCAAGCGGCCACCAGCCATCGCATAGACGTACTGAGTGGAGCCATTGTCAACGTTCACCTCAAAGGCCCCTGAGTACTCATAGTTGAGCCACGCACGGCGAAGCTGAAGACGACCAATGTCCTCGGTTGAGGTTGAGCCATCGTCAGCGGTCTGCTTGATCAGGAACTTGGAGAACTCATAGACAAACTCATACTCACGCCCAAAGACCACGTACTCACCAGCGCGATCACCACCGAACTCCAGAGTCGCCCCAGATGGCCACGGCCCTTCATGTCGGAGAGTCACGCCCTGAGCGTCAATCGTATAGAACACTGAGTCACTCGCTGGGAGCCCACCAAGGATGCTCTCAATGGTCACCTTCGAGACGTTCAAGTCAGCATCGTAAGCACCAATCTGAATCAGCTTCTTCTGGTCCATGTAGGTCCGATAAGGCTCCATTGAGATGTCGATGGTGTTCTGAGTGAACTCGATACGCTCCAGCATGATCCCTTCAGGGCGATCCAGCATGAGGTACATATAGGACCCGATAGAGGCCGCTGCGAGAACCTTAACGTTGGTCGCAAAGTTCCAGTGAGAGAACGATTGTTGCTGAAGGATTTCATCAAGGTAGAGGAACTTGTAGATGTACAGGTTACCCGGTGCGCCATCCGAGATGATCGACACGAAGTTCTCTGTACCGGACCCATTGATGTTGATCACACGGTTTGGCAGGTAGCTCGGAACGTGGGCCGAGACATCCTCAGCGGACTTCACGTTGCTCACATCTTGGATCGCGTAGTAGCGCTTGAGGCTCGTATAGGATGCCCGAGGTGCAGCAAAGTAAACGCCACGGCCAATCCCGTAAGGACGGGCACCATCGCTCACATCAAACTCAGTGGTCAGGTCCAGTTCCACCGTCTTCGAGGACAAGATCCCAGAGGACGACAGGACGAACTGAGCCTGATCGCTCCAGAGCAACAACTGCTCAGCGAACGGAACGGCGTACTTCAGGATACTGACTCGGTTGTGAGAGACCGCCACGTCAATCGGATCGTCATCACTAAGGGCACTCACAGAGGCCGGGAAGAAGTTGAAGTACTTCGCGGTCCTCGAAAGGATCACGTTCTCACCCGCAATGAACCCTAAGCGGTTCCTGAAGAAGAAGATATCATTGATCGTCTGTCCAATGAAGGATGGCAGTGGGTTCGTACCATCGTCACCACAGCTCCGAGTGTCCCACGTTAAAGGTGTCCAATCGAACTGGCCATCGGCTGCCCGGATGAGGGCGTGAGGCATGGTCGCATTGTTGAACCCAGCGAGGATCTTAGGTTTAACTGTCTCCTTCCAGACCTTGCCAGCAGCGTCATAGCGAACCCAGTAGTTGTCACCTGATCGCGCAGACTCACCAGTCACCTCAACCACGTAACCATCCGCGCATTGTGCAGGCAACTTGTTGAATGTCTGAACCTGACTAATAAAGGAACTCATTAACTGGTCACCATAACCGTCAGCAGTGGCCACCGTTGAAATTGACGCGGCTGGTCCATTGATCACAATGAAGCCCGTGCCCGCTGACGCCCACCATCCAGATGGACCTAAGGCCGTGTTGATCTGAGCGGCCAATTGCTGAGCAATGAACGTGGCGTCAGTCATGTCAACTTGGTTCATACCAGCGAAAGGCTGACCAGCGGGAACCTTCTCAGCGGACCCGTTAGGCATCTGTAAGGTGGCATAGAGCCCACCGTTTATGTAGACGCTCAGGGTCCGACCATATTGACCACCACGCACTGTGACGATTGCTCGTTGGTTCAGCGCTGGGTAGCTCGCATTGGTCAGTGTTCCGGCAGTCGCGGTGACAGTCTTTCGGTTAGTGACAAACGTATAGTCAGCCACGGTGACGACCCTAAGGTCATCTCTTGGGTTCGTACAGTTGGCATAGCCGTTGTACCCACGAACCGTATAGGCGTTCCCAGCGAGATCATGGACGTAGACAGCACCACCTGTGAAGGACACAAAGTACTGCTCCACAGAGTCACGGTTGATCAGGTGAACCAGAGGTTTAACGCCCAAGGAACCAGCCCCGTAGAGGCGCTTAATGAACTTGGTTGGAGGACGCTTCTGAAGACCTTGGGTCTCCGAAGACCACCCATTGATTTGCTGAGCGCCTTGGTTGGAGAAGCGGAGGATATCCGGTTGTTGCGAGATGCCTCCTTTGAGGTTCTTGACGCTTTGCGAAACGAGACCCATAGAGCCCTCCTTAGCGGTTAGAGATGCCACCCACGAAGGCGTCACCAGTTATCATGTTGAAGCCACCGTAATCAAGTTCGTATTCCTGAATGGAGGCCCACGCATCGTTCTCCTGTTCCTGTAAGGAGCCCTCAATTTCCCCAGCGCCAAAGAAGCGCATGTTGAATCTTCGAGACGCCTTAGCGACGATGTAGGAGCGGAAGCATTCAGGCATCTCACCGAACGGCTTGAGCCGGATCAGGTCAACTTGGATGGCGCTGGTGAAGGTGTCAGTCTTGGTGGTCCGGTCATAAACGTAGCCACCTCGATTGATGTACAGCGTGCCCCCTGAGGTGGTCATTCGGAGGTAGTCCGGAAGGTACTCAATGAGGTTCGAGAAGGAGTCCGGGGAAAGCGTTGCGCCCTCCTCGATGTTGAACGTCCATCCCTTCGCTTGAACCTCTCGGTTGACCGCTGTGAGGATGCGGCGACAGTTCGCCACGTCAGCGTTAGGGTCGCCTTCGAGGGAACTTACAGGTGACTCACCGATAGCTGCGAGCATGTCATTGACAGCGCTGAGTTCATCGTCTGAGTCCAAATAGGATTCATCGGCCATTAAGGTCTCCTTTGGTTGAATACGAAAAAAACCCCAAGAATCCCAAAGAGGGACCCAAGGGGTTTGGTGTTATGCCTTAGGCGGCAGGGGTGAAGACCAATGCGCCAGCAGCTTCAGGACGCAGGCCACCGTGACCCATCGCGTACTTGCCGATGATCTGGTCAGCTTGGTATTCAGGACGGCGAGCACGTTCCAGCGCCATGTCCTTCAGCTTCACGGTGCCGACAGCCGAACGGTGAACCAGCAGGCCGATCACGTTGTTCATGGCCACCAGAACGTCACCACCAGCAGTGGCCGGGAAGGCGTGCTTTTGGTTGGTGCCATCAGCGTCATCACCAGCACCACCAGCGACCAGATGCGGAACCTCGATGATCTCGAAGCCCATCACGTTGCGGATGTTGCCAGTCTCTGGGTCGATCAGAGCGCTGTAGTTAGCAGCGTTCGGCATCAGAGCGGACAGGATTGCGCTGTAGTCGTCTGGCGAGGTGAAGAAGCGACGATCCGAGGACGGAACGTAGTTCTTGGTGAAGCGGCCACGGGCCAGGGTCAGACCCTTCAGGATCGCCTTGCCACGCAGCTCAACGTCAACGAGGTCAGCAGCAGCGCCAATGTTCAGAACAACGGCAGTGCCCAGACCAGTGATGTTTTCGTTCGAAGCGGCTGGCAGGTTGCACAGGTTCGCCATCTCAGCCAGTACAGCGCCGTCAGCGGCCAGAGCCAGAGCTTCACCCAGTTGGGCCGAGTACTCAGCGCGAACGTCGTAGTGGTTCATCGCGTCCTCGATGTCGTAGATCAGAACGTCGCTGGTCAACAGACCGTCGATGGTGATCACTTTCTCGGAGTGCTTGATGTCTTTACGCTTGTCATCAAGGTTCTCACCGGCTGCCAAGTAGTAGCCTTTGGTGCGACCCATAACAGGGAACGAAGCGGACTTGCCGTTCTGAATGGTGCGGACCATATGCTTGTCCATGGTTACCGAACGACGCACGAATGCAGTCAGGACTTCACCACCGAACAGCTTCAGGAAGTTGGCCAGTTTGTCAGCAGGGTTCTGACCCTTGCCTTGGTTCGAGCCGATTTGTTGACCGCCAGTTGCGTTTGCCATTGAGTAGTTCTCCTTTATGAATTCTTTGGGACGAGAGAGATCCTCCGAAGGGAATCGGATAGGTGTCTCTCGCAATAGTGAGGGTTTTTAAATCAGGGTCTTACCAGTTCGATTTGAGAACCTTGGCTTCAACCTGAGAGCGGTACGCAGAGTCATTCTGGTAGCGAGGATCGCTCATCGCCTTAACCATTTCGCGCTGCGATTCGAAACCTTGAGGGCCCGCTTGTTTGCCTTTAGGGGCACTCGCTGGGGCGCTCTTGGAAATGTTGCGCTCAGGGGTCTTGCCGAACTTCTTTGTGCGGCTCGCCATACCCAGATTGATCAAGGTCTTGACGGCCTTGAGGTCTTGGTTGTTGATCGCATCAGAGAGAGCCTCAGCGGCATCCGGGGAGTTCGCATTCATGTGGGCCATGACAGCTTTGAACTTATCAGGACCACCGGCATACGCTTGGATCTGCGCAACGTAGGTCGAAGCCAAAGCCTCTTGGCCACTGATGAACGACTTGATGAAACCACGCGAATAACCAACCTTCTCAAGGGCCTTTAAGGACGCCTCGGAGAGCTTGTTATCAGCTTCGTATTCCACTTCGATCTGCTCAGCGACTTCCAGTGGGAGACCCGCTTTGATCGCTTGGGCTCGCATTTGCTGGAAGCCATCAGCGTACTCATCGACAGCCTGAGAGGCTTCGACCAGTTCAGCGTCAGGTTCGCCCAGAGGAGTGAACTCATCGGAGTCAGCACCTTCGTCGGTGCCCTCCTCATTCAGATCATCTTGGCCTTCTTCGTCACCTTCTTGCAGTTCGTCACCGGGCTCATCCGTGGTCATGACAATAGAGTCGTCACCGTCACGGACATCCACTGGCAGAGACAGCATGTTCTGCTCATGTTCCTCAATGGAACTACCAGACATCACAGCGCTGTTAGCACCGAAGGACGCATAGACATCAGCTTGGGATTGATTGTCAGACATTGGGTCTCCTTAAAGTAAATGATTGCGGACACACGCTCAGGCACTATCTGAGCTTTCCCCGATGTACTGGCTGGGCTGAAGTGTGTCGCAATAGTGAGGGTTTTTAATTAGCCGATCTCGACGCCAGCAGTGTCAGCGGCATCTTGCATCGCCTCAGGACTTGCGGTCGCCTGAGCGGCCATCCCAGAGCCAATACCAGCAGCAGCCTGTAGACCGCCCTGCTTGAGCATCTCTTGGGATTGCAGTTGCGCCTTCTCTGTTTCAGTGAGGAGCAGACCGGACGTGTCGAGGCCTATAGCGTTCGCCAGTCTCAACTTGATGTTTGCCATGTTGAGGTCTGGATCAGCCTGTAGCTGACTCACGTTAGCCATTGCACCGAGGAACTGATTGAGCTTGTCGAGATCCTGACCACGGCCCAGCGCTTCCACGCCAGTACTCACGGTAGGCTCAACGGCCTCCTTTGGCATGTCAGGGATCTGAGCGGTCGCCTGAAGTTGGTTAAGCAGGATGCGGACGATGGGTAGTTGCAGTTCCTGTGAGAGGATCGAATAGACACCACCTAAGGTATCTTCCAGCTCACTCGCAACGTACCGGATCTCTTCGGCGGTCACACGTTCACCCTTGCGTTGTACGGCAGAGTTCAACATGAAGACGTAGGAGAGTCGTTGCTCAATGGCGTCAGAGACAGACTTAGCAACTGTGAAGTCAGCGGTCTTCTCCAACTGGAGGAACGAGATGTCATCCTTACGACCAGCAACGAAGTCGCCAGTCTGGGCCTTAGTCAATCGACGAACCTGAGTGATCCCGTTGGGGTTCACCAAGCCGATGATCTTCGAGGACACCATAGCGAACTTGATCATGGCCTCATGGAGGGACTCAAGGGAGTTCAGATCCCCAAGGTATTCCTCAACATGAGAACGGCCATAATGCTCGCCATCACGCTTGGTCCAACGGACAGCGATCCACGGACAGGCATCGATTGGATACGAGCCATCGGAGCCATCCACTTCGACACCATCGACCTCTTGATAACTCAGGAAGTCACCGGACTCATCGTCCAGATAGATGTGCGTGTAGACTTCGATCTCTTGCTCAGGCTTACGCTCCTGACCCTCGTTTCCAAGGGAGTTCCTTACGTCCTCTGGGAGAGCCGCAAAGGCCACCTTATCGAGCGTAACGATCTGCAAGACGTTCCCGTAGGCGTCTCGTTGAACAACGTGGTTGTGGAGCGTGTAGAGCTTCATCGGGTTGTAGGCCGAAGAGCTTGCATCAGGTGGCGGAAGGTACAACAGACCAGAGCCAGCAAGGGCCAACTGACGGATCAACTCAAAGAGCGTCACACGGTACGAGTTGGATTCCATGTAGGACATCATGATGCGTTCAACCATCCCCAAACCTTGTTCAACAACAGCCATCTGCGAAGGGTCTGCGACCAGTTGCTTGGCTTGCCATTCAGACACCTTAAGCTTCATCCACGTTTGTAACGGGAACAGAGCGAGCATCACCTTGGCTGACAGGTTGTTTAGACCACGAGCGCCAACCGCTTGCCACGGAGTTGTATAGTCAGTGGAGGCGTTGTCGGAGTCTTTCGGGAACAGGGAGGGGATGGTGACCTTGGCGCAGTTCTCAGCACGGGTCTCGTAAGGTACTCGGTCGTTCTTCAGCCGTTCATATACGGCCTTAGCGCCTTCCTCAGCGAGCCCTTGGCGTGCAGTCGTAGCCATGGGTCACCTCCTTTAGATGTTGATGCCAGTACCAGCAGAGCGAGCCACAGACAGGCCACGTTTGCCTTTCGCACGAGCAGCCTTCTTGGCAGCGTCAGTGTCAGCATCATCTTCGCCATCGGTGCCATCTTTAGGGGCCTCAACGACAGCCGCAGCGACTGGTGCAGGTGCAGCAGCGGGAGCGCTCACGGGTGCAGCAGCAGCGGTCTCAGGTGCAGACTTTTCGGAGTCATTCTTACCCAGCAGGTTACCGGGATCGGCCACTTTACTAACCGACTTGGTGACCTTCTTGATCGCCTTCTTAATCTTCTTGCCCATGTAGGTTCTCCTTAAGTTGTTTGTAATTGATCTCATAACGCCCAACGCCTAAGCGTTTGGTATACGCCACGGTCTTATAGCCAGAGTGAGAGGCGAGCCTAATGATTGCCCTAAGGATCATGCGACCCACAGGGCCACGATGGTCCGGGTGAACCCAGTGCCATTGAGTACCAAGGCATTCACCTACATGGTCATCCTCATCATTGACGACGACAGCAAACCCCAAGAGGCGCCCTTCAGGGTCCCTCACGGTGATCTCAATGCGCTCATCAAGTTCTTCGGTTGACCGACAGATGCGCTCATAGCACTCGACTCGTGAGCCGCCCCAGGTCAACTCTGTGAGTTCCTCAAGGATGTCCTCAAGAACCTCACGGAAACAGGCAGGCTGGCCCACAGTACGGACGTGAGCCGCGATGATCACTTGGTGACCTTCTTAAGGGCCTTCTTAATGGCTGGTGATGGTGCCTTCTTGATTGGTGCGACGCCTGTATCAGCAGCCACAGCGTCACTGGACCCATCACCTTTATCAGTGGCGGAAGGGGTCTTTGTGACCTTCAGGCCATCGACTCCAGACTCAGTGGATTGGTCATCCTCCGAGGCTCCGAAATCCACGCCTTTGGGTTCCTCAATGAGGACCGGTGTGGGGGCCTTGATGGCCTCCGGGTTGGTCTTGGGAACCTTTTGTTTGGACTTGAAACACATTGATCAGTCCTCCTTGTTTAGTTGACTCTCCTGCATCAGCTCCACGATCTCAGTCGCCGCATTGCACCCATCGACGAAGCCCATGATGTAGCCCTCGGAGTAACCCGCTTTACGGAGTTCATCGAGTGCGCCAGTGGCGATCAGATAGGAAGCGTTGAGACGGACGTTGAGATAGTCAGCAGTAGCCGGGGAGATGTCAGGGATGTCTTCGGGGTTTTGAATGAAGTGTTGAATCTGTTTTAGCAAAGGGTCTCCTTAAGGGATCTCTAAGGTAGGAGCCAAAGGGACCCCTATCGCAATAGTGAGGGTTTTTAATCTGCGAAGATCAGACACAACAGAGAGACCCACCATGGGCAGGTCAGTATGACGATGATCAACAGGATGATCTCGAAGGTAGTCATTGAGGTCTCCAGAGGATTGGCTTCATGGTGGTCATGTCGAAGTCAGAGCCTCGGCAGATGCGAGCCACTTGAGCTTGAACAATCAGCTCCTGCTCAGTCATCCCTTGCTTCTCAGCGAGCGACACCATGCAATCCCAGAGGCCAAGCTCACGCTCAAAGGAGCCGGACGCATTGATCTCTTCGAGGGTCTCAGAGGTCCAGTAAGAAACCTCTTCGCCCTTTCTTGCGCCTGACTTCATGACCTTAGTGGCCTGATAGAAATACTCAGGGTTCTTCAGCCATTCCCACAGCCCACCACCGAACGCCTCACCGACCCCGTTGACTCCACCATAGCCATCCGTGGTGTCACCTTTGAGGGTCTGATAGAAGTGGTGCAGGTCAGCGGTGGCCTCATCGTTCTTGATGAGTTCCATCTGAGTCAGCCAGAAGAAGTAACCGGGCACGGTGTTGAAGTCCTTATCACAGGACACCGAGATCACCCGGTCGCACCCAGCGATCTCAGGGTTGGTCATCAAGATCCCACAGACATCATCGCCTTCCACGCCATGCCATTTGAAGGTAGCCGGGTAGTCCTCCATGGTGCGAGTCGCCTCGTAGTTCGCCATGATCTCATTGCAGAACTTGCCATAGCCCACAGGCTTACGCTTGCCCTTACGGTTGGCCTTATAGGTCTCAAGGACCTCCTTGCGCCAGTTGTCATCACCGCTGAGGATGCAGAGGTCAACGAACTCATACTTGTCCTCAGTGAGCTTGAACTTGCGCTTCAGTTGGCCAGCGATGTCAGCCTTGATGGTCTTGATGGTGCCGAAGAGAATCGAGCGGGCTTTCTTGTGATCGCAGAACAGAGTCCATACGTCTTCGCCCCAGTCCTGTTCTTCCTCAGCGGCACTCATGGCCGAGAAGATCAGGTAGTCCATATCGAGGGCGAGACCGACTTTAAGTTTGCCGCTCAAATAGCACCTCCATGTTCTTCAAGGAACAACTGACCGCTCGTGGTGAGAGACCAGAAGTTCATGTTCTTGCCAGCGGTTGACAGGCACGAGATGTGACCACGAGACGAAGCCTCATTGACCAGTGCAATGCGACTCCGAACGAAGTCAGATTGGTAGGACTTGGCTTGCTTCTTGATCTCCCAGAGGACCTTTAGGTATTCGTTCATACCGTTTCAGTCCAGCGAGGACCGCCACACGCTTCGCGCAGGCCAGTCCGTTTGAGTTCGCAACCGATGTTCGCAATGCGATTCGGATGGAAGCAGGCTTCTTGTGTGCAGCGGTCACAGCTACGGGGAACCATAGGGGTCTCAAAGGTCACCTTCACGTCACCCAAGCGGCCACGCGATTCGTCGCCACAAACACCCTTCAGGAAGTCCTCACGGAGAACCTGACGGATGCCAGCACGAAAGATGGTTTCAAGAACCTCATCATCGGTCTTGTCGCTTGCCAGCAGCTCCACACGGAACTTGGTTTCACCTTTGAGAGCGGTGCCTCTGGCGAGAATCTCACGGGCTTCCCCACGGGTCTCGGTGAAATCCTTGACGGTCTCGGTATGTACAACGAGGCTCATCGGGAAGCTCACGTTCAGTTTGAAAGTCTTAGCCATTAGGGTCTCCTTAGTGACACTCACGCCACGTTGGGCCGATCTTATAATCGGTATCCAGCGGGCATCGGAAGTTGAATGATTCGCCAACCAAGCGGATTGCTTGTTGACAGATTTTCGCGATCTCCTCAGCGATCTCAGGAGTGCGACAGGCAATCTGAAGTTCGTCGTGGACCCAAGCCATAAAGCAGAAGTCACCCGGCTTCCCATCGTCGTCATACCAACCGTGATAGAAACCAGCCTCTTGGCAGAGACGCTCCACTTCAACGACCCACTTCTTGCACACGAGGGCGCCAGCGGATTGCAGCAGGGAGTTCAGTGCGGAGTGAGGTGAACGAACGTGGATCTTTCGGCCATCGAGACCTTTGATCCAACGGCGCTTCCACTTGATGTCGAACTTGCGGGTCGCTTGGTTCCACTTCTGTTCGGAGATGAGTTGTTCTTCGAGGGCCCCACGAAGGCCACTAATGGCCGGTGTGTTCTCCATGAAGTTCTTCTTCAGCTCCTTGCCTTCCTTCTTACCACCACCCACGAACGAACCCACGAGTCCATCACCGGCCCCATAGAGGAACGCATAGATGAACGTCTTGGCTGTGTCACGGTAGGCGTCATGCTCGTGGTTGGCTTTGTCCCTTTCGAGACCAGCAGGAGTGATCCCAGCGGCCAGCCCGTTGACCCAGTGGATGTCACCATTGAGTACGGTGTCGACATACGCACCACCATCAAAGGGAACCCCGAAGTGTCCCAGGCAACGCAGCTCAAGGCCGCTCGCATCGGAGCCCAATTGGACGACCAGTTCCCATCCCTTACGCTTGCGCGCAAAGATCGCCCCGAAGAGAGCACGGCACGCAGGTCCGAGTTTCTTCTTGGCGCTTGGCACTTGGCCCATGTTCGGATGGCTATGCGTAGCACGTCCTGTAACCGCCCCGTTAGGATTCACGGAGCCATGGATACAGCCATCATCACGAACATATCTCAGCCACGCCTTGTCACCCTCAGAGAGCATCCCGATCACCTTAGTGACCTCAAGGAACTCTCTCACAAGGTTGATGCAAGCTTGCTTCTTCTGGTCGGCTACCTTGACGAATTCCAGAACCTCATCGTCCATCTTGGCAGCGCCAGTGTTGGTCAACTCAGTGGGAACCCATCCGGCTTCCTTAAGGACTTTCTCAAGGTGCGCCCGAGATCCGGGGTTGAACGTGACGAACTCGATAGGAGTGTAAGGGGCGCCCTCAAAGTACTCGCGGGTGTCCTTCTTGCCACTCTTCAGGAGGATGCCACCAACCTTCGGATAGTTGACCTTGGGCATGGGTCGGCCATCAGACCAGTAGTCGATAGGCTTGCCATTCTTGGGGTTGATGAACTGTGACTTGCCACCTTTAGGGGCCCACCAAGACCCGAAGGTTTTGATGAGTTCCACAAGGAGATCACTGCGACGACCAGCCAGTTCGCAATAGAGCTTCTCGGCTCCCTCAACATCGAAGGGGAAGCCGTTGCGTTCCATCTGAGCGAGGGTCCATGCAGCCGCGTGTTCCAGTCGGACAGCCTCAATGGCTTCGCCCTGATCGTTGAAGTAATGCAGATCTTCGAGGATCTTACGGAACAACTTAGAGGTGACCCGAACGTCCTGCTCGCAGTAGTCCTCCATCGCTTGGTTGCATTCCAGCCACTCCATCCCATCAACATACTCAATGCCTTGGTCATCGAGCTGGCGCTTGAAGTCGGTCTTGTACTCGCCCTTCATCTCGCCCAGACGATAGCCCCACGCCTCCAGAGAGTGAGAGCCAAACATCTTGCCGGGGAGAATCCCAGAGCGCAGTAGACCAGCATCGCGGTCACCAACGTTCGAGTAGACCAGTCGGGTCATCACCAGCGTATCCATCACGCGCTTTCGTGGGATGTTCAAACGCTTGCCGAAGTAGAGGCGCTTGAGCTTGTCCAGAACGGGGATGTCGTACTTGATGAAGTTGTGACCAACAATCATGCCATCAGGCTTTGCAGCCTCAGCTTCGAGGGCCTTGATGTAGTCCGCAAAGGTGGTCTCGTCGTACCGCGTATAGAGACCAGTGAAGTAGTCTTGGATGGTGGCGCAGTGGAACCGGGTTACTTGTTCGTAGAGCCCGTTTGTTTCGATGTCAGAGATGAGCATTGGGCCTCCTTAGTTGCGAAAGGCGGCACAACTCAATGGCAGCCAAACGGTCTCCTTGCGGTAAGGGTGAACGGCGAACTCAAAGAAGATTGCGTAGCCGGTGTATTCCTTGAGGCGCATGTACTTGATCTCCTCAGCAGAGAAGAGGCGACCACGGAAGTGACTGCCACCGTAGTTGGCCAGCTTGGAGAACCTTGGGATGTTCTCTTGGCGCACCTCAAAGTTCCGGCCCACCATTGGTTCAACGAGGTGCCAGTTAGGGCCACGAGGGTCGTCCTTCTGGGATGCCTTCAAGGCTTCCTTGTGAGCCTCTACGCCCTGCTCGATGCCAGCCTTGATGAGTGCCTCAAGTTGTTCCTTAAGGCCGTCAATTGGCTTCACAGGGATCACCCAATGCGGATGTTCCTTCTGGTTCTCAACGAACGTTGCGCCCATCTTTTCGAGCATCTCAACGGCCAGCTCACCCTTCTTCAGGTGCTTACGGATATCGGAATGATTCATGTGTGTTTCCCCCATTGTTGATTGTGTGAACTCACTGAAAGGCCCTCATAAAGAGGACCCTTGGATCAGCTCACGCGCTTGATGTCTTGATGGCGCCAGTTGGCCTGCACTCGTGCATCGACGGTGGTTTGAAGGGCGTCCTGAGCAGCCTTGATGGCAGCCTTGAGATTGGCTTCGCGCTGAATCAACTTCTGGTGACGCTTCGATTGAATGCGACCGGCCAGAGCGATCAGGAAAGTAACGAGGTCGAAGTTCTTCATGAGATGGTTCTCCTTGGTGGTTAAAAGTCGGGTTCTGCTTGCTCGGCCCATGCCGCATCAGCTTCTTCAAGTTCGTCTTGGTCAGGTCGCCAGCCGTGAGGCTTCGCCACCAATCGACCAGTACGCTTGTCGTATTCCATGTAACCGGCCACACCCGTCTCTCCCGTGAATCGACACTTGAGGAGTCGAAACAGGATCAGGTTGGGATAGGCGCCTTGTTGGTTACGCTCCACTGCAATGATGGTGTCGCTGAGTTGACGCAGACCACCCGACCCACGCAGGTCAGTGGCAGAGACTGGGCGCCCCTCTTCGTGAGGCTTACCTTTGTCCGGGTTCTTCAGGTGGCAGATAACAAACACGACGACGTTCTTGGTCTTTGCGAAGCTCTTGAGCTTGGTCATTAACCGGTCGATCATCTTGCGTTCATCGTTCTCCCCGTCCATCGCTGAGACCACGATTGAGATGTGGTCCAGTACGATCACCTTGCAGCCTTCCACTTGGACCATGTAGCCCAGCTTGGCCAGTAGACGGTCCTCAGCGGATTCCGCAAAGGCGTCATAGAGGTGCAGCTTGTCGGACTCAAAGATCTCATCGAATGCCCGGTCAAACATCTCCTCAGTGGTCTCATCAGGGTTCTGCCGAACTCGGCTCCCCATGTGCAAACCAACGATGTCCTGAACGGTTTCCTCAACGGCCTCTTCGAGCATCGCCACGCCAACCGGGATGCCAACGTTATGGAAGAAGTTGTAGGTGTTCTGACGGACAAACGTGGACTTCCCTGAGCCGCTCCCTGAGGTGACCAACACGACCTCACCCTCTCGGACATCCTTGGTCTTCTCTCGGAGTTCATGAGGCGCCACAAGCTCATAGCTCGGAACGGACTTCTTCTCCTTGATGCGGGCCTTCAGGGACTTCGCAGAGACCACGCCGTCAGGTACAAACGGCGAGGCGTTCCACATGGCATCCATCACAGCTTTACCCTGGCCCTGCTGAACGCATTCGTTAGGGTCCTTTAAGGGCAACACTGCGATCTTTACCTTTCCCGGTGGGAGAACCTCAGCGGCCTCCTGAGAGGCGAGTCGTCCGGGTTCATCCATGTCGAACATGAGGATGATCTCGTCGAACTGATCGAAGTACTCATAGTTGGCGGCACAGGTCGCCTTGGCAGCCTTCGAGCCATGCCCGATGGACACGACTGGATACTTGCCACCTTGAAGCTGGGCCACAGTCAGGCAGTCAATCTCACCTTCAGTGACGACGATCTTGCGACCACCGTTCCACAGGTGACGACCAAACAAAGCGTCCTTGTTGTGCTTGCCCTTGGTGAAGAACTCCTTGGACGCATCACGGCACTTCTGAGAAGTTAGGTTGCCTTGAGGGTCGTAGTAGTTCGCCACTTGAACAGGCACTTCCTTGCCCGCATGGGGCGAGAACGCCTTGCCAATCCAGTAGCCATAGAGGCGGCAGATAGGCTCCTGTAAGAACCTCTTAGGGAGCGCCGTGAAGTAGCCCCCACAGTCCGACATGGAGAGCGTGCCTTCACCTTTGACCTTCGGTGTGTAGTCGCCACGGTCCTTCCCATCAGGGCGCTTATAGGCCGTCTCAGGGGGACACGCAAAGCAGTACTGGTGACCATCAGAGAACAGAGAGTTTGCGTCCGAAGACCCGCACTCTTCACACGGGATGTGCGCAAGGAAAACACTCTCTTCCTGTTCCTCATGCGACGACATCACGCACCTCTACCTCATCGACATATCGACCCTCACGCATTGGAGCTTTGTGAATCAGGTCGAGCCACTTGGCTTCCATCTTTTCTTGACGGGAACCACGGGCGTCCTCTCTGAGTTGCACCAAGTTGGTCCAGCACTTATCCCCCATGAACCGAATGGTCGCCCCTTCGATACCGCGCTGGATTCCACTGATGGCGAACTGGTTGAGGTTGTAGTCGAACTTCTGGATGGCCTCGGTGACGCACTCGACCTCATAGAGGATCACGTCGATCTCACAGCCTTCAACCTTCCAGACCCCTTGAAGACGATCCGAGTCAGACCCGGTGTGATACTTGGGGAACTTCTTGTAGCTGTAGCCACCTTCATCGAGCGCTCTGGAAACAGTCTCCGGGTCGGTGCCCGCGCAAATGATGTCGATGTCTTTAGGCTCAACCCCAAAGAACAGGTCACGGGCACAGCCACCAGCGATGATCGCGCCGATGCCATGACCAATGAGATGCTCGCAAAGATCAAACCCACCTTGCAGTAAAGTGCGGTTCATATAGACCTCCTAAAGTCAATGTTTGAAACGACAAAAGCCCCACCAACCGAAGTCGATGAGGCTCGTATCGCAACAGTGAGGGTTTTTAAATCTTGGTCAGGGTGCTGAGCCAGCCAGCCACGTCAAACGAAGGGCACGCCTTGTTAGGGTCAAGGTCCGTGTGGCCACATATCGTTGCCGCTGGGTACTGGCGTTTCGTTGCCCGCAAGAGCAGCTCCAAGGAAGCGAACTGTTCTGGCGTGAAGTTGTTCTCTGGGGCACCTTTAGCGTTAATCCCACCAGCCAAGCAGATGCCCAGCGAGCGAGCGTTGTAATCCTTAACGTGGGACCCAATGACGTCATGAGGTCGACCATCTTCAACGGTGCCGTTACGGCGAATGACGAAGTGATAGCCAACATCGAGCCAGCCTTGCTGTACGTGCCACTGGCGAATCTCACGAACCCCAATGTCCATGGTTGCCTTGGTGGCAGCGCAGTGGACAACGATGAAGTCAGTGCGTGGTCGTTTCTTGAATTCAGCCTTAGGCATTACTTACCTCCTTTCGGTACGAGCATCCCCGCAGGGAACTCTTTGCGTGCCTCCTTGAGCCAGAGAACTGGGATCAACTTGTCAGCGAATAGAACCCCATGTTTGCGACACCAATCGGCGTAGCTGGTCGGGGACCCTTTGTAGATCTTTGAGTTGCTATTGGAGAAGACCAGACGGATATCGGCCTCAGGGTATTGCTCACGAATCAGCAAGTGTTTCTTGCGGTCTTCGGTCTCAAAGATCCCTTTGGTTTCCACGATGATTCCGTTACGCAACACGAAGTCCGGGTGATACTTGGCCTCACGGGCCGGAACGACATACTTGATGTGGAACTGCTCGAAGTCATAGGCGACTCCAAGCTTGTCCATATGTTTGGCGTTGCGATCCTCAAGGCCGGAACGGAAGGAACCCACACGGGCACCTTTGGGACCGGCGTAGGCCATTAGAAGTCGCTCGCAGCGTCAGGGATATCTTCACCTGCATGACCTTGATCTTCTTGGGACCAGTCATTGTCGCGGTCGTCTGGAGCCACGTAGCCCTCTTCTTCCTGACCAGCCCAATCGTCGGAGCCCGAAGCGTATTCACGCAGTTGGATCAGCATGACGCTATCCAGTTGCAGCTTGACGGATGCACCAACAACAGCGCCGAAGGTGTAAGGGAACATCGAGTAACGAACCTTCAGCTCGGAACCACCAGAGATGGCCGGAACGGCTTGGATGCGCTTACCTTGGGCGTCAACGACCTTCAACAGGATCTCTTTGGATTCCTTGGTCTTCGAGTCCTGATAGGACGCATAACCAGCGAACTTGAAAGTCACGGTGCCGTCATCGTTCTCGAAGTAGGGCAGTTGGCCCTCATACGGAACCAGCAGGGTCTTACCGCGTTGCAGCTTGGCCTTCGCAGCAGCCTCACCACCGTTCTTCCATGCCTCTTGGATCTCGGCCCAGTTGGCCTCATGGCACTTGACGATGCGGTCGATGTGCGGTTGGGCTTCTTTGCGGGGAACTGTCAGGTTGACCTTATAGACCCCACGAGGATTGCCGAAGCCTTTCTCAGGGTTGCCATAGTCCGGCTTCTGGATCGAGCAGTACGGCTCAGCGATGCCTTTAGGGGTGAAGAAGAATTCCTTTTTTGCAGCCATGTGTTTATCTCCTGTGAGAGTGGGAAGTGGGTTCGCAACAGTGAGGGGTTTTAGTAAGTCAGAGACTCGCGCTCAGCGATGAGCTTGGTCTTGAAGTCCTCAATGACCGGCTGCCAAGTGATCTTGGTGGTGGCGTGTACCACCTGCCGGAAGTTGTCCTTAAGGAACCCTTTACGGAACCTCCAGACTCCATGTTTGAAGTGGTGATTCTCGTGGCCATCAATGTTGGAGAACGTAATGGCGCGCTCAATGAGTAGGCCCTCAACGAGGCTCCTCTGATGGTCATCAAGGATGTGCGTGTAGACCACACCGGCCATGCCTGAATGCTTGGTCACGGTGAAGTTCTGAATGTGCAGGAACCCATCGGGCGCTTGGCGAGTGTTGCCTTGTGCGCGGTTCATTGGGTCACCTCTGGGCGAATCCGGCGAACGTTGTCCTCACCATACTCAAGGTCAGCCGCTTCGAGAGCTTCCTCAATGGTGCGACCCCAGACCGGAACCTCTTGGGCGGTGTACTGGGTCTCAACGGTTACCAGAAACTTGCGCATCTTTTGCTTCTCAACATTCATTCAATGACTCCTTGTGCTTTTAGTTGGTCGATCATCTCCGAGGCGTGGCCCCATTTGTTCTCCACGAGGGCATCCATTTGGAAGTCCCGAAGTTCAATGTCAGTGGCATGCAGTTCCGCATCGTCAACCGCTGGGATGCGCCAGTCTCTGGTGAGGCGAACGAGGTGAGCTTGACGTATAGACAGGGCTGCATACTCGTTGGCTTGACGCATGTCAGTGACGACCACGAGGGCATCTTTAGGCGCCTTCTTGATCTCATTGAGACCGGCCAGCAGCCACACGTCAGGGTTCGCCTTGTAGTTGCGGCGGAACTCGGTGCCGTACTTCTGGAGGTGCCAGCGAGGCGTTCGGGATTCGAAAGGGTCCTCACCGGAAGTCAGGAGCCAGTCTTGGTATTCCGACTCAGGGATCTCATGGATCGCCAGCTCATCAAAGCGGGCATCTTTAAGGTCGGTGTGGCAGTGGCTCTCCATGACAATCCGCGCCTGCTCATTGAGGCACAGCACTTCGGCGCACTTGCGCTTCAGGACATCCCCAAAGGCGACCCGAAAGACCTTATGGCCTTCCAGATGGAGCAGGTCCACGAGGGTGTCCTTGCCGCTGCGACCACGCTCCGAAGTCAGGGCGATGATGTCAGTCATTGACGATCTCCTTGATCTTGGTCCAGAGGTTCTTGAAGAACGTCTTGGTGCGCTGCCAGAAGTCGGCCTTTGGCGCTGGTTGATAGGCAACGGTTGGACGGCTCAGAAAGTAGGCCGCGTTACGTTGACGGTCGATGTTGCTTTGGTGAATGCGGTGAGCAAACGAACGGTCTTTAGGCATCGTTGAGATCTCCTGTGCGGTGGTTGGTTGGTGTCTCGCAACAGTGAGGGTTTTTAATCTTTCCAATGGGATGCGTCGTATGCAGCCACTATGAACAGCAGCACTACGATGGTCGCAAAGATCCCTATCAATCCAGCAATATCCATAGATTTCTCCTATCGTTACAGGCACAAAAAAGCCCCACCGACCGAAGTCAGTGAGGCTCGTTGAGTTAGGCGTAAGGCTTTAGCAGCCGGTGAATCTCGTTGATCTGGCCTTTGAGATCCCTGATGGTTTTCGCTTGGGCATCGAGGCGGGATTGCAGGTCCAAGTTGTGTGACTGAAGGTGCTTCTGGTTCTTCATGAACAGCGCCAGTTCCGCAAAGGCATTCCAGCGATACTTACCACGCGACCCGGAACCATAACGCAAGTCCAGAAGATCCCGGTCAGGTGTCGCCAGAGCCTGCTCAATGTCGCTGTAGATCTTCATTCGAAGCTCATCCCGTTGCAGCTTAGTGAAGGCCTCTTGGGCCTCCTTGAGCGCCTTAAGCTCCTCCTCTTTAGCTTCGGCCTTGGCCTTATCCCTGAGGGGCTTATTGGTCTTGTAGCAGACGAAGCAGAGAGCGGCCAGAATCACAGTGGCGACCGGGAAGAACAGGGACCAAACAGACATTCTTTACTCCTTTGGTGGTTTATTGGCGAGGTTGATCAGAACAGTCAGCAGCCCGAAGACCACCGCTGTGAACACGCAGAACTCAATCAGTTCCCGCATTGACTACTCCTTGATGAACGGCGAAGAGATGCCACGGAACGAGTCGAACGAAGGGTGACGCAGAGACCCGTCAGGGTAGCGCTCCATGAACGTCACGCGGGCGGTGTGTCCATGGTATGGGTTCACGATCTCCTCCACGAATGACACAAGGCCACGCTCATGGACCAGCTTGTGTGGGCCACGCCATCCCATGTTGCCCTCTGTGTAGGAGGCCTCAGCGACTGCCTTGGTGAACTCAATCATCTTGGCTTGGCTGATCTTGCAGGCGTTGACTACATGGCCACTCTCAAGGAGGACCTCAAAGCCAATCACCTTGCCCTCATTGGCCTTTCCAGCGGTGCCCCAAACGAGGCCCTGAATGATTCCATCCTCGTTGTCATCGGGAACCATCTTCCACCAGCCAGTCACCTTGGAGCGGCGGTAGTAGCCCATCGGGCTCTTGACCACCAAGCCTTCCTCACCACGCTCACGAACAGCGTTGTATAGGGTCGTCAGGTCAGGAGGGGTCTCAGTGGGAATCTCGTTGCCATCCTCATCCTTGATGATCAGGGGCTCGCAAGGGTCCATTGAGTAGATCTCATAGGACTCAGCTACGCGCCAGTCAATCTCTGGGAAGTATTCCTTGAGCTTGGTCACTTGGTACTCAACGTGCATCTTACGGACTGCCGTGAAGACCTCATATTCCTCACCAGTCATCACCGCGTCAAGCGGCAGGATGTCGAAGACGTAGACCCGAAGACGACTCAGGTGTAAATCATGTTCCTTACGGCGGAGCCAGCCCGAGGTTGTCTTGCATGGAACCTCAGTGCCCAGAGGATCAAGTAGGATCAGCTCAGCATCCAACATGAATCCAGCCTCTCGAAACATTGCCTCACCAGCGTTAGGGTGAAAGAACCTTGCCCAACGCTCATCAGCATCCAGAGGCATCACACGGGCCAGCGCTGGGAACTGCTTACCTTCACGGGACAACCAATCGACAGGGTGTCCTTCACCAGCCTCAGGGCCAACGATCAGGTTCAACCGGACGCCATCCTTCTTCACGTCAGCGATCACATAGGCCTCATCAAGAACCTCTTGGATGGCCTTAGCGTTGTAGTCAGTTGGGCGGTATGGCTTGGTGTTCAGAATGACGGCTTCAACTTTGGACACAGGATGGTTCCTTAAACTGGGAGATTGGTGATGTTGGTAACGTCAGCGTTGACCTTCGGCTGGCGCTTAGCCCGAGTCTTCTTCTCAGCGGGCAGGTTCTGGATCTCAGGGTTCTCCTTGACGATCCGGCCAGTTGGAGTGGCAACCACTTCGGTGACCTCAGGTTCCTTGTGCAGGATCTTCATGAGGGTCTTGAAGTGCAACTCAATGCCCTTGGTGGTCATCTTCTCGGCACCCAGACGCAGGGCTTCGATGCGAGTCTCAAGGTCGCCTGAGAGGAAGCGATTTTCCATCAGCTCCTCAGTGTTGTAGCCGACCCGGCTCGTGGTGGTTTGCTCACCGATGGTCGTAGAGGTTTCGATGAGGATCAGGTCGTCCACTTTGGAACTGGTAGCGGTCACGATAACTTGCATGATTAGAGGGTCTCCCATTCGTTGCGTTGAGTACGGTTTGGTTTGTTGCGCTTGCCCTTCTTGGCCCGGATGGTTTCCATCTCAGAGTCATCACGCAGGGTCTTACGGGCGGTCTTCTCGAAGTTCAGTGCAGCGTTCATGCAGGCTATTCCTTATGCAAATGCAAAGTCGGATTTGAGGATGTCTCGGATGTTCAGCGTGCCCATCTCTGGGAGCGGAGGCATCTTGTCTAATTGGGTCTCGTGGAGCTGCTCCATGAACTGCTCACGGAAGTCAGCCAGCACGTTGCTGTTCTCGTAGGTCTCGACCATCGTCTCTCGGACTGCTCGAAACATGGCCCCAGCTTTGGAGGCGATGGTTCCGAATGAGTCGTGGATGAGAGCAAAGAAGCGGATCGCATGATTGTCGTGGCCGTGGACCACTGTTTTGCGAAGGTGTGAGCCATCTTGGCTGTGTACGAAGTTCGGGCTAATGCCACTCTCTTGCTTCCTTGCGTTGATCTTGTTGGTCCCGTTGTCACGCATCATGACGGTGGCCTGAATGCGCACATCACCGAGGAACATCAGGTCCACTCGACGAGTCGGGTTGATCGTATATTGCTGCCACACAGGGAACCCGTCAGGGGTCGTCCAGTAGACAGGCATGGCAGGCTTGAGGACCACTTTGGTCTTCTTACACTTGACCTCAGCGGCCAGCAGCTTGGCAGCCTTCTGAAGCCAGTTCATTGCTTCCACAGCAGCGACCACAACGACACTCACCGAGTCCCAGATCTTACCGGCCATGTAGCGGCTGGCTTCACCGGGGCTTGTGAACATATGGCCTTCATCGTTGTCGATGGCTTTCTTTACGATGTCCTCACGAACCTGATCGGCAAACCCGTAGGCTTTCGAACCGTAGGCGAGGGTCATAACGGATCGCTTGGTAACCTTTCGGGACATCCCGTAGGTCAACCACGCAATACTGAGGGTTTTTGTTCCGAGTCGACGAATGTCTTTGATCTCACCCGTCACATCATCGGCCAGGGTTTCAGTCCAGTCGTCTGTGCCGTACTTCATGTCCCACTGAAGGGAGATCTCTACTTCGTCAGAGACGAGCTTGTAGATGTCTTGCACCGATTCAGAAGGGACAAGGTTGACTGCGCGACCACCACGCTCATCGCGGAGCATTGCCGAGAAGTGTTGAATCCCCGAACAGGACCCGTCGAAGGCAAGTGGTAATGCGCTGATGTGTCTCGGTCCATCCCGCACAACACCGGCCCACTCGAAGCAGAAGGCGAGGAAGCAAAATGGTGAATCCATCTGCATCCAATCTGTGACATTAAGAGGATCTGCCGCAATTGCGAGGATGAGTTCCTCATTGTCTTTCACCCATTGTTTGCGTTCTGGAAAGGGCACCTTATCGACACCCGCTGTGTTGGCCCCATGGACCATCAGCCATTCAATTCCTTCGTCACCTACAGGTTCCCCATGAGCCGCCTGAAGAATCCCCTTGGTCATGTCGTTGGACTGAGGGTTGAACGCTGGGACCGCATAGACCCGACCACGCCAATCCAAGTTGTACGGGAAGTAAATCGCCTCGTACTCAGAGAACTTGTTGGCCTGCTCAAGGGAGAACTCATAGGCCAGTCTTCGAGAGACCCTTGCGGCGTCCTTGCGGTAAACCCCAGCGGCCTCTTTCTTCCAGCCCTTGAGGGCCTCTTCGTTGGTCTCGATGTCGTGCGGTTTGGCTGGCAAGGGTTGACGTTCCGTTGATGGAAACTCCTTGATGCTCACGTTCTTCCAGCCCATGACCGCGTTGGCGACCTCCAAGACCTTCTTGTTGACTGCCCATGCGGAGGACTGAGCGATGTTGACTGCTCGGTATACATTGGGCATCTCAACGTCGCGGTAGCGCTCTCTGGCCCCTCTCCCGTTCAACCGGATGAAGGTCAGAGGCTTGCGACCCTTGGCCCAGTAGCCACCACCCTGAAGACCTCTCCAAGGTTTCGGAGGGATGATCGTGGGTTGGTACTGAGGCGTGATCCCCGCCAGTGCATAGGCTCGACTCTGGATCTTGTCGGCCCACTCTTGCTTCAGAAAGATGTACTCACCGTCAAGCTTCTTGTTCCCACCATGATCCCGGCGAACCTCGATCAGTTGGGTCGATTCAATGAGCAGTTCCAGCATACGGATGCCCATGTGAAAGCGGACATCGGAATCAGCCACGTTCCAGTCAACCCATGGGGCGTTGAGTTCGCCCTTCTGGAGCATGGACTCTTCGACCTTCTCCATGTAGGCCTTTTTGTAGGTCATACCGTTGCGCTTGGCGAGAGCCGGGGCGATGGCCTTCTTGAAGTGTTCAGCCTCAAGGATTCGGATGCGACCAAAGCGGGCTTCGTCTTCCAGAGCACCACCGACCACGATGGACATCTCTGTGACCGTTGGGGCGCCATTACGACGCTGAGCGATCATGTTGAGGACGAAGCGGATGGTCACAGCGGCCATCGTGTCTGGGTTCATTTGCTGAAAGGCGCCGATGGCTACGTGCTTACGGCGCACCTTCGTGGTCTGGTGCTCGATCCAATCGGTGATCGCCTTGGACAGCAACGGGACCAGAGACCCGAGGAGCGGCATTGCTGCCTGATTGTTTGAGAACTCACCACGTTCCATCTGACGCTCCATCTGGCGATGAAAGCGTTCCTCACCAAGCGTATACGCCTCGTGCTCTAAGCGAAGCTGTTCAGCAGCAAGCTCAGGTCCGTAGATGTTGGAGAGGGTGACGAAGGCGTGGGAAACAGAGATGTCGCTGAAGTCATGACGCTCAGGAATCATTCTTTAAGATTCTCTATAAGGATTAATAGTCTTATAGGAATTACCTATAAGTTAATCTCAGAGAGTTCTTAAAGATGGTCTTTAAGTAGGTCTTTAGGTATGAACCCTCTGAGTCTCGCAACAGTGAGGGTTTTTAACTTTGAGACTTACTTCAGGACTTCGATTCTGCCGTGAACGTCGGAGAGCTTGTAGACAAACTCTTTGATCTCGCAGTCATCTCGCCAAGCCATGATGGCCTTTCGGATGGCCTTAGAGATTCCTTGGTTGTACTCAAAGGCCGACTTGCAGCCCACAAGGCCAAACCACCGAGGACGCTGGGATTCAGCGAACTCAGCAGCCTCTTGGCCTGCATATGGTGGGTATGGTCGAGGCGTTGCGTAGGACGTTTGGGTAATCGTGAGGAGCTGATCCGTCACACTGTAGGCCAGGGTTTCAACGTGACGCCCACAGGGCCCTTCGCCCAGCTTGAAGACCACCTCAGTGACCTTCATGAGGCCGTAACGCTCAGGCTCAGGGAACGAGGCGCGAAGCTTGATCTGCTTGACGTGGGCCTTATTGGTCGTCCTACCGCCAACGTAGTGAACGTTGCTCATGACACCCATCAGAAGCCTCCCCGGTAGCAGCGAGTGAAGTCGCCTTGGTCGCTGTACTTGAGGGTCTCTCGTTGACGCTGAGCAGCAATCATTGCGAGGTCGCCACGGAAGTACGTCTTGCTTGGGACGCCATTCTTACGACCCCTCAGGGCCTTCTCAGCGGTGATCTTGGTGTCGATCAGGCCCTTGCGAGCCGGTTGGTAGTTCGTGTGCATCACTTAACTTCACTCCAGTGGACCAGTAGGTGGCGCTCGCCTTCGGTGACGGGCAGGCCATAGTGCAGGGTTGTTTTGCCCTTGAAGAACATCGCCCAACCGGGCAGGTTCTGAGGGACTTCGATAGGCTCCACAAAGGGCCCTTGATGAACCATCGTGCCACCGCCCTCATGGTCATCATTGAGAGCCACAACGAGCGTCACGTCCGAGTCCCGGTCAGTGTGCCAATGGCCTCTGGGAGTCTCTGAGGGGCTGTACATGGCCGCTTGCACGCTGGTCAGTACGTCCGGCTCAAGGTTGAACAGAACCTTCGCATAGGCCAGCCCAGCGTCAGCCCAGAAGGACCGGAAGACCTCATAGAGAACCTTGTGATCGTTCTGGAAGACCACCTCAGGGATCTGGGCCTCTAAGGGCTCCTCAAGGTTGGGCTCATGCTCGAACTTGCCGACCTCGTGCCTGATGTCCTCGCAGTACTTTGGATGCAGGTAGGCAACGCTGTAGACGCCCGGTGCATGACAGACCACGCAGTCATCAAGGAACTTTTGCCAAGAGCTGGACTCAGAGAAGTCGCTCGGTGCAATCCCGCCGTTGTCCTCAGCGTGCTTGGCCATCTCTTTGAGGGTCTCAAGGTGCTCTCTGAGGAGCGGGTGGTACTTGTCAACCGAGGCGATGCCCGTGGTGGCTTTGGTCAGCACTGTGCTCATGCAAAGACCCCTGTGAGGTCCCTGAGGACGCTGAATACCACGCCACCGGCCATGCCTAATGCGGCCACTGTCAAGTACTCGACCAGTGATTTAGTTACTGTTTTGGAAGGAATATTTACGCATCCCATATTGCTTTCCCGTTCAGGCTGTGAGTCCGCCCGTCGGGCTGTGATCAACGGATGCTCGAAACGTGTATATAATTCGCTCAGCAACATTGAGAAGGCTGCCTCGGAGTCTCTCGGCCAGTGGAATGCAGCCTGTAAGATCAGGTGCCCGACCTCTTGCCCATTACCAGCGAGGAACTGGAAGGTATAGCCTCCAGAGCGATCACAAGGAATCACGTTCACACGAAGCCAGCGCTGCCCATGCCGGTTCTCGACATAGTGAGCGTAGCCATCAGACATGCAGTCAGCCATCGCTCTCAGGAGGCGCTTAGCGAATGCCTCAGAGACAAAGTTAGTGCGGTTGAAGCGTTGCATACTATTCCCTTACGGATGTTGGTGAGGTAGGACAGTGCGCCCAGCGGAGAACCCTCAAAGACGAAGGCTCTCGACTTGGATCACTTGCTTGCAGGAGTCTCAGAGGCCACTGGACAGGCCACAGAGTCAACCATGAAGGTTGCATGGGGCGCGGTCACAACGTTGGCCTGACAGCCCGACAGAGCCAGCGAGAAGGCTAAGCACAGTGCAGCAGCGGTGAGGTTATGTACGGACATTGAGAGGTTTCCTTATGGTATGAACAGAGAGTTGTTCCCAATGGACCCTGTGTGAGAAGGCCCATCAGTGAATCGCTCACAGTGGATACGTGTAGTGGAACGTGAAGAAGCCTATGAGACACCCAACGGCTGCCGCTACGAGGAACACAGCGGACAGGATGATGGCGAACTTCATGACTCCTCACCAGCCGTGGCCAGCTCATAGAGGGCCTCAGCAAGTGCGTTGGTAGAGTGGTCAGCGATCACCTCAGCTGGAGAGTTGCCGTAGATCAGTGCGAAGGACGCAGCGATCATCTTCTTGGAATCGCAGAGCCTCAGTGTGTCCTGATCGGTGGCCATGATGTTGTCCATGACTTCCTGTTCAGTGGTGGCGTATCGGACTTCCCAATCCTCACCGTTGTGGATAGACACGTTGTAGCCCAGCTTGAAGGCCTCAGTGATGAGCCTGCGAATAACTCGGCGTTCCCCGATGATGCGCTCGGCGGTCTGAGGGTACTTGGCTTTGATTTGCTCGTTGGTCATTTTCATGAGCGTTTACCTTCGTTGAGTAGGTGAACTGTGATGGTGCCCACTTCGGACTCCAAGAAGCTTTCCGCGTCGATGCTCTTGGCGACCTTATTGAGGGCCTTAGCGAGTTCCTTGGCCTCCTTGGCGTTGAAGTACAGGGTCTCACCTTTGCCCGGTAGAGACAGTGCGACAAACTCATGGAAGCGGTGCAGGTTGGCATTCAGTAAGCGGCCCATGATTAAACCTCTGTGTAGCGTGAGGATGGCTGGTAGGTGGCAAGGTGCTGATCCAGCGTTGTGAATTGCCAGTTGGCTCCACGTACAGCCCATTGAGGTGGGTACTCAGCGAGCATATCCGAGAAGGTGCCTCTGAGGACCTCCCAGCCGGTTCCTGTAGAGCGTGGTTGGTCGGTCTTGTAGTTGCCAAAGAACTTGAAGCCAGCCAGATCATACTGGAAGGAGGTGACGCGGGAGCCTTCAAGGTCCGTGTAGAGACCATGCGTTCCACTTGCAGCGATGAACACGCGGAACCCAGCGGCCTTGATCTCTTGGGCCAGTGCAGCGACAGCTTCGGTTTTGTAATTGGTGATCATGGTGTTAGTTCCTGATAGTGAGCTTTGCGATGTCCGACCAGCCTTGACGTAGTGCGTCCTCACGGATGCCTTGGTAGACATCATCCACGACAGACTCAATGGTCTCCTTATGGGCCCCAGTGGCTTGCAGTGCGTCTCTGAATTCGTCTACAGAGAGGGCCTTGCCATCCAGCGTGAAGGTGAAACCGTTGTGGTACACGTTGTAGCCAATTGCATACCCGGCGTATCGGTAGATGTACTTGGTCATGGACGCACCTCGTTAGGCTCATAGACCGATGCAGAGCACAGCTTGATGAGGTCGCGCAGTTCACGCACTGAGGCGACCCTGAAGATGATCCCGGTGGTGTCCTCCACAAGCCAGTAGTGGCCTTCCCAGCCGCCCCAGTGCCCTACCGTGTAGACAAGATCCCGGTGGTAGACCTTGAGGAACGTGGGTTGCTTCTGAAGCGTTATGGCGAACTTGGAGAGCCTTACAGCCTCCTCAGCGGTGTTGATGGCTGGCATTGCGAGGATTGCAGCGGTCAAGTCATGGATACGCATGGTGCGTTACTCCTTGTCAGCGTTGAGGGCTTCGAGCAGGTCAGCCTTAGTGCGGTGCCATACGGCCTCAAGGACCCTACAGCGTGTCAGCGTGCTGTCCACCTCGTTGCGCAGCTTCTCCCACATGGGATGTGCAGAGGAGCCCTCAAAGCGCCCAAAGAGGACCTTAGCGGCACGGTGTTCATCCTCAGCCGTTGCTATGCGAGTGTCGAGGTCAGCCAGCTCCTTACGGAGTCGATCAGTGCGAGCGCTCATGTCAGCCCTCCACGACAGTCAGTGCGTTGACGCCACGGCCAATGAAGCAACGGCCAACGTTGGAGTAGATTGCACAGTAAACGCGGCGCCACTTCCCGTTGAACTTAACGAGGTGAACCGTTGGAATGCGAGACCCATAGCCACTGGCGGTAAAGCTTAAGCCCAGCTTGTGGTGCCTCATAGGTGCCTCTTTGGACTCCACGGCGATGGTTTGCATTGGCTCACCAGCCTTTCCCACTTGAACGAACAGTTGCTTGTTCATGGTCTGTTTCCTTTAGTGTTTGGGTTTACAGTCGTAGGCTCTCTTTGTACTGCAAGTGAGCCCACTGCTTTAAATCCTTTCACTGCCACGCACCGGCCTCAACTCTTCCCAGAGGATGCTGTTTCAG